TAAACGCTTCTTCTCGTTTGGTAACAAATATTTCTCAGTACTCATGTTTTTATTTATAATACTAAGATTTTTTCTTTACATTACCAATATTATATTTGGAATTAAGAGTCCAATTCTTCTTCTCTTTGAATGGTACAATTTTAATTTGTTTTAAGTTGGTCTTTTCACTAGCATGAGTATAGTTTACTAATTCTAGCAAACCCCAATCAGATAAGAGAGTTGTTATAGTGTTCCTTCTTTTAAAATCTTCTTCAGTAAAATTAGAAGGTTTACCATCAAGTAAAAATAGTTCTTTAAAGTGTAGAATAAAGTATCGCCCTTGCTTATGAAGAATATGGCAACTTTGAAATAAAGTGTTTTCTTCTTTTTGAGAAGAGACTCCAATTCGAGTAAGGGTTTCTTTTACCTTAAGAAAATCGTCTGGCTCAGACAAATAGATCTCAAGCATTTCATCAGGAGACCAACTTTTTATTTTTTCATTATCAATGTTCATTATAATTATTTATTATGCTTTTCCACCTTTGTCATGATGACGATGTAAAGCTTTTAACTCTTCTTTATTAAATAAATCCAATACATCGCGCGCTTTCTCAGAACTATATCCATAGTGATCCATGATAATTTTAATATCATTACTGTCAGGAATTGCTTTAAACCATTTACTAAATCTTTTACGAGGACGTAATACGTTCTTATAAAAATCATATTGCATTCTAGCAGGGAGATGATAATTCATATTCATCTCATTAGCAAATAGAATAGTATCATTAAACTGAGATAACCCTCGGTTAATCATAAATGGAGTATAAGCTTTCTCAGGACTATCAGGGTCTGGTAAGGTTTCACTAGAATCAGCAGTTACACCTTTAAGAATATCCGGAGCTTTAGAACCAGCATTAATATTATTTAAAATATCAAAGAAGGAAAGTTTTTTAACTTTGCTCATTACTTCCATTTAATGTTTGCCATTAACTCTACTAAACAGGCAACCATGTTGATTTCTTTATCACCACAGAACGCTGCTTTGTAACTATAATCGGCAATGATTAAAACTGCAGAAGGAATAGATGAAGGATCCGCATAATCATATAATGAATCGTATATCTTTCTAAATACAACAGTACTATCAAGAGATGTATTATTGCATACCCATCCTCGCATTCCTTTAAAGTCTTTTGACTTTAGGAAAGTAATAACCTCAGAAATATTAGAATCAGATACTCCAAGTAAAACAGTTGGCTGGATTTCACCGCCTGCTCCATATCGTTGGCACTCACCAATAATCCTTCTCCAATCTGGAGCATATCTAATAATAAGTTCGGCTAGTATTTTATCTTCATACTTAATGCCTTCCTTATCTAATATAGTTTTTAAACGCGATAGGAACTTACCAGCAAGTGTGGCAAGATCCTTTTTATTTGTATTAAACTCAATGACTGAACACCTGCTATGCAACGGCTCAATGATTCGATTCTTAAAATTGCAAGTTAAGATAAACCTACAGTTATTAGAAAACTCCTCAATGAAACCGCGCAAAGCAGGCTGTGTACTTTGGGCGTTAAGATAATCAGCCTCATCAAGAATGATTACCTTTAAACCGCCGCCAAGACTAACGCTACTAGCAAACTGCTTAATCTTATTTCTTAATACATCAATACCGGATTCTTCCGAACCGTTGATTAACATATAGTCAAGATTAAGTTGATTGCATAATGCTTTTGCTACAGTTGTTTTTCCAAGACCAGCTGAGCCGGTCAATAACATGTTGTGAACCTCTCCTGATTTAACAATAGAATTAAATGTTTTCTTTAATTCGTTAGGAAGGATACAATCGTCAATCGTGGTTGGGCGATACTTTTCGCACCAAAGTGTTTCAGTCATAATATAAATTTAAGTCAATTTTTGTTTAGGCTTCTACCGGCTCAAGAATATCGGATTCAGCGGTTGCTTCTTCGCCTTCAGCTTCTTCGCCTTCAGCTTCTTCGCCTTCAGCTTTAGCTTCTGGTGCGGGAAGGAATGCGCGCATATAATCAAATACTTGACCAACGGTTGACATTTCTTCTGCTTTAATCGCGCCACGCTCTGTACATGCTGCGATTACTCTACATACCATTGCTACTGCTCCAAGGTTAATTTCGACAGTTTCAGGGGTTTCCGTTGCGGTATTTTCTTCGTTTTCCATAATTATGTTTTGTTGTTTTGTTGTTTTTACTTTACTAGTTTAGTTGTAAGTTGATGTTTTTTCAAGAGCGATGTAATATTTTACAGGCACTGATGTATTTATCCACTCACTGATTAGCTTTGAACTAATTTTTACATTATAGTCTCCGCTAAGAACTTTTAAATTCGCGATGAGGAACTGCAGATCAAAGGATGATTTGCATTCGTTGTCTTCATCGAGAATGATTGAAAATGTGTTTGCTGTTGGGTTCTTTGGATCAACTACGGCTAAAGTAACTACGCCATCTTCACCTTTTAGCGAGACGATAGCATGGTTCATAACACGAGCCGCACTCCTAATTTGAGTTAAAGTATTACCACTGATTGATACACTTACTTCAGTTGATGGCATTGTGATTTCGTTTTGAGGCGAAGTGAGAATGCTTTCATCGGCGAAGCGATAAGATGCTTTAGCTTTTCCATTTTGTAGAGTTACTGATTCGCCGTTAAAGGAAAGCTCAGGTTCATCTACCAAGTTAACTACATTGATAAATTCGTTAAGATCATAGATTCCAAATTGAGATTCAAAGGTTTCTGTAATTTCAGCTACTGCAAAAATATTCTTTGCTTCGGCGATTGTGCTTAGAGAATTCCCAGGCTTAACAACCAAATTTGGATTGATATCTGAGAAGTTCTTTAGGATGTTTAAGGTGTCGTTTGATAACGTTGTCATAATGATATTATATTCTAATTGTAGTGATTTGTAAATAAAAAAAGTAACCGTGTCAGGACCACCACAACCCTGACACGGCACTATTATTACCGTCTATTAACGTTTTGCCTTAGGACTAACTAGGGTGTATCGCTTAACGGTAGTACCGCCGCGTAGGCGGTGAGAGTTAGAGTAAATCTTAACACCTCGCTCTGTGCGAAGGCGATTTACGACACGGCGGGGATCGCCAATGCCAGCCATTTTTGCATCTTCAACTGAGAACTCTTCGCCTCGGTTAAGACATTCGGCAACAGCGTCTGATTGAGTGTTGCGTTTAACGAGCGTGCGGAATTTAGCAATTTGTTGTTTATTCATATTTGTTGTTTTTGTTTTTGTTGTTATAGCCGTTTGTTGTTTATTAGTGTTGGCTAGTATCACTAGAGTTTTCGTCAGTCGAGTTTTCGTCAGTCGTGAAATTCATATCTTTGTCAATTTGATTTGTATCAATCTTGGTATAGAGATCGAGGAAAGCTTCCTTAGTCTCATCTTCGAATCGGGTGATACACATCTTAATTGCTTCAAGGCGATTGTTAAAGATTGAAAGAGCTTTAACAATGTGGCATAGTCGGCGAGTTGAGATTAATTCGTCAACGCCTTCACTTTCGTAAGTCTTACGGATAACTGCGCCCCAGCTGACGAGTTTATCAGCAAAATCATCGTGCCCTCTGACATCGCATGAAGTCATATGCTTCTTAATAATTTTTAGTTCGACATTATATGCGGGGAAGGGCTGATCGATACTTGCTACGAATCGTTCTACGAAAGCATCATCAATGATTTGTGCGGCAGAGTATCGTCCATCATCGGCACCCCGCCCCTTAGTATTCGCCGTTGCAATAACGTTGAACCCAGGAGCGGGGTGAACTACGCCACCCGTTTTTTTCACCATCACCGGCTTACCTTCCAAGACGCCTTGGAGACACATGATCTTATTTGAACCTCGGTCCATTTCGTCGATCAATAGTATACATCCAGCTTCCATGGCTTTTAGTACCGGTCCTTTTTGGAATACAGTCTCACCATTGATGAGACGAAAACCACCAATCAGATCGTCTTCATCAGTTTCTGGTGATATCTGTACTCGAACATATTCGCGCTTTGCCTTTGCGCAGGCTTGTTCAACCATCATTGTTTTCCCGTTTCCTGACATTCCACTAATGTACAGAGGGAAAAATTGTTTTGAGTCGATAATCTTCTTAATCTTTGAGAAGTCGCCCCATGAAATAAAGTTAGGATCTACCTCTGGGATATAAACATCGTCATTGGAAACCGATTGGACCGAAGTGGCAAATTTGAAATTCTCATCAGCAGAGTTACTTTGCTGAGGTTGAGCCACCGAAGCTTTCTTTTGCGTAGGCTTAGTTAGGCAGACATTGCGCATGTCCCATTCACCTCGCTTTGGGCCGGAGTGCATAAAGGTTTCTTTGGCACTATTGTAACTATAACCGTGGGCTCTAGCGTGTGTGTAAATATCCTTCGTTTTAACGATTGGATATGTTGAGACTGCTTGTTCTAATTCTGACATTACAGTGTCATAGTTGGACTCAGGCTTCTGCGTATTTGTGGTGTCTTTTTTCATAATGTAATTTGATGGTGTAATGGGAGGTACTTAGCGAATCCGTTCCCTTCCTTGTAGATATATTATAAACTAAATCTTAGTGAATGTAAATAAAATAATGATAGAAAATGCATTTATTTTCACATTTTTTCCTATTAAATCACCGTGTCAATGAATTTATTAAGGAAAATTCGGCTCTGTCGTTTAGTGGTATTAAACTTCTTAAAGGAGGTTGCCAATTTACTTCTATTCGCGGCTTTGTTAAGATCTTCAGTATCAACGGTGTCTGGCACTTGAAATTCTTCTTCATCATTTATTTTTAAGGATTTAAGGTTATCAATAACGAAATAGGTATCATAGTTATATCCATTTTCAATAGCATAACAGTTGCTTTTTAGTTTCTTAGCTTCATTTTTACACTTGTCAATATATTCCCACTTACGTAGATTTTTAATATGAGCCAATGCGCCGAATGAATGATTTCTGCCATTTGCCGGACTTGAAGTTAAGAAGAATCCAATCATCTTAGAGCCGGTGTCCTTCTTAATACTTTTTACAACATCAGAATATGCATTCGGGTTTTGGCGACTAATATCAACAGTATCTTTTCCTATTTTAATATATCGGTAATTTCCCCAAGGGTCTTTAGAATTTGAATACATTTGATTTTCTTCATCCTCTACTTTTGGCTCGGTAGAATGAGAGTGAGGAGTTTGGCCTTCGCCATCTGTTAAAAATACAGTTGTCATTTTTTCAACATTATGCGTTTTCCTGAAATTTTTGATAAGGCCGTGAGCCATGATTAAAGTTTCAATAAGAGGAGTGCCGCCCATCTCTTCTAATTCAGAATTCATACAGTTATGTTCCAAATATAGGTTAGTCTGATATGTTCTAGTGCCATACGGTTGATTTATTTGAATGGATAGCTTATCATATTTATCTCCATCTGAAAATATTGCACCGCTTTGAATATATAATTCTTTTAAAGCAGTTTCATATTTAGATTTCTTTAAAGAGGAATTCATTAACTCACAAACCTCGGTAGTAAAGATATCAAGGTTATTTCCGTATTGGAAATTATTTCTAAAGAAGTCGTTTTTATTTTCGTATTTTCTAATATACTTACCATTTTCCAAAAAGGCTCTACCGGATTTACTGGTGAAACTATAAACAGAGAACGGAATATCAACCGTCTTACAAAACATAACCAATTGAATAGTCTGCTTAATAACATCGCTGATGCAATTACCCATGCTTCCTGAGTTGTCAATAAAAATATTCATTCCGTGGTTTTTAGAATCAGCAAGGTTGGTTACCGATTTAAAAATCTGATCATCATATTGGTAACTATGCAATTTGTTTACATTGATGGCTCCGGTTCTAGCTTGTGTAGATCTTGAATATGAATGTGCGGCTTTTCGCCTTTCAAATTCTTTACAAAGGATATTTACATTTTTCTTTGTAGAATTCTTAAACAAGGCCCACTTTTCGTGAACCATTGGATCATTCATAATAGTATCATAATGAATACTGGCTTTACGCGCCGTGCGAACGTCATCGAGGGAGTGTACTAAATTTCCCACATTTTTTTCAGGAAATTTATTTAGGATAGTTTCATTGGATGCCATTTCACCAAGATCCTCAAGGTGTTTATCCAATGAATCTTGAGTTTCTGATTTAAACGCTTCTGAGGTTTCTTCTTCTTTACTGTGAAGCTGTCCTCCAGAGTTTCCACCATGTGATGTATTAGTATCTGGAGATGAGTTTTTATCTTCTGAGGATTTTGAAGAGGAATCGCCATCATCATCTTCTGATTCTAAATCATCGTCACCTGATTCTGAATCGTTAGACATTTGGTTATCCTCGCCGTCATCAGAAGGCTGTTTTGCCTTTTCTTTGGGGTTTTTCTCTTCCTCTTTCTCAATAAAATCAGCAAGCTCTTGAATAACGTCCAATACATCATCATAGGTTTTACACCGGTTAACCTTATCAAATAATACGGTTTCCTCATCGGAGAATTGGACATCAATAAGATCTCTTAATTTACCTTTAAGGTTAATACGATCAATGAATCCTAAAGCATTCACATCCTTATCTTTAATTTCAAAAAGATCGTTTTCTTTAAAATAGGAGTATCCATCATTAAAGGATTTAATAAGGCCAGGATATTTAAATTGGATCATCTTTTCAATCCTAATATCTTCAACAATGTTGGCAATGTCAAAAGGGAGTTTTGGATAACGCTCTTTAAATTTAGTAATTCCATCCTCAGGAGTAAATAGAGCATGACCAACTTCATGGCCAACCAGCAGGTCGGAAACCTCTTTAGTATCGGTATTCCACGCAGGCAATCCAAGAACTCGATTTTTAACATCAAAATAGGCTGTCTTAAAATTGCCAACAGTCACTTGAATATCTTCAGTGGCTAATAATTTGGCAAGCTGTTTCTGAGCGTCTATATTAATAATAGTGCGGTCAGGCTTTGGTTTAATAACGTGTGGTTCTTTAATCATGATATAGTGGTGGTTGGCTATTCTCGTGCCGTCCTTGTAGATATATTATACTCTAAAAAGCATAGAATGTAAATAAAATAATTCACAAATATGCATTTTTCTCTACAACCCCCGTAGAATAAGGGTTTGTCGTAAAAAAGACCGTTTAAAGAGCCATTTTAAAACTGTTTGACGTATATATTATAGGAAATAAGAAGAATTGCTCTCTAATGCCCTTTTTACGTTATTATCACGTTTTATGCATTTTAACCTATTAACCATTAACGAGTTACGTGATAGATTTTATGCTTGTGAAGTTTTGGCGTCTTTGAAACTCAATCTTACGATCAAATTTTCCTTCAAGGAGGTCTTGCTTATGGCTAATAACAAAAACACGAGTTTCATCATCAAGCGAATGCATTATCTTTAACAAATTATCAATGCCGTCAAAATCAAGACTAGCATCAAACACTTCGTCCAATATAAGAAGGTTTGTATTTGCTGAGTTTTTCATTTTGGCAATTTGTCGCCATGCAAATAAAAGACTTAAGTCAATTCGTTGTTTCTCTCCTTCACTGAATGATGCATAACTAAAGTCATCACGATGGCGACTTCTAATAGTTTCATTAAAGTTTTCATCCAATTCAAAACTAACAAAGAAGTCAAGCAACTGCAGATAATTATTAATTAACTTATTCATCGGGGGAAGGTATTGACGAATGATCTTCGTTTTAATACCAGTATCCTTTAGCAGTTCACCAATAACATCATTATAATGTTTTTCTTCAATTTGCTTTGATTTTAAATCGCTAAGGTCATCCCTAGTAGTTTGCATATCAAGTAATTCATTCTGCGATTTCTTTAAATCGTTATCATCTGCGGTTTCATTCTTTTGAGCACTTAATTCAGATATCCGCTTTGAAAAGTTTTTAATCAAAACATTATTACTAGTCATTTCATTATTAAGTTTAAACAACTCTTGCATTTCCTGATTAGTGGTTTGTAGTTGTTCGCCGGTAGATTTAATGTTGTTCTGTAATTTTTCAAAACCATCAGTTAGTTCTTCTTGTTTACATCCACAAGATTCTAGTTTGTTATCGCGTATAACCGTATCAATAGTTTGGCTACATGTTGGGCAAGCTGAGTTAGACTTGTAAAACTCGGCTTCCTTTTCAATAGCATTCATTTTACTTTTAATCTGAGATTCAAATGATTTCATTTTATTCAAACTACGATTTAAAGTATTAAGCTTCTTTTCAGTATCACTATGCTCTGCTTTGTAACGAACCAAGATTTTTTCGTTACTTTCAATTAAAACGTTTTGTTCTGATTGAATATCTGCAATCTCTGATTCATATTTAACTCGATTAGATTCACTGATATCTGATAACTTATCAATATGCTTACGCTGTAAAATAATCTTTTCTTTAATCAACTTCCACTGATATTCATTATCTTTAATTTGATCTTTCAGCTTAGCATTATTATCTTTAAGAATAGTATTCATCTTAGAAAATATACTAATATCCAAAAGATCTTCAATAACATTGCGCCTTTCATATTGGCGCATCTGCATGAATGGAACAAAATTGCCATTACCTAATACAACAACTTGGTGAAAACTCTTATGGTTTAATTTAAGAATGTTTGTCTCAAGTAACTTTTGAAAATCGCGGGAATGAGATTCTTGGTTAATCATTTCACCATTAACCCATATCTCAAAAATGTTTGGTTTAAGTCCTCGGACGATTTTGTAATTCTTATTACCAACCGAAAAGGTTATTTCTACTAAACACTTTTTACCATTGATACTATTAATTAATTGAGGCTTATTAATAGCTCGGTGCGGTTTACCAAACAAAGCAAAGCTAAGAGCATCTAGCATTAAACTCTTACCAGATCCATTATGGCCAACAATTAATGTTGATTTAGTTGCTTCAAAATCAATAGTGATTGGTGTATCTCCAACTGAGAGAAAATTTGAATATGTTAAGGTATGGAATTCTATCATAATATTTTATAGTGCGTCTGAAGATTGAGCTTCAACAAAAAGTTCTTGCAGTTTTAATTTTATTCGGTCAGAGTCTAATTCAGTTTCAACAGAATCAACATATGTATTCAATAAGCTGACAGTATCAGTTATTTCAATCTTTTCATCTTCAACATTTTCTGAAAGATATTCATCAAAGTTTTCTACAATCTTTAAATCAAAGGGCTCTTTATTAATTATCTCATCAATATATTTGTCAAAAAGAAACGGGTTCTTCTTATTAATAACAATTACTTTTACATATGAATCTGGTACACAACTAAAATTACACGACTTAATCTCTGTGATAATATCATCAGACGCTTTACTATCATCATATACTAGTTTATTATAAATTGTAAGCGGGTTACGAATTGGCATTAGCTCACGTGTCTCTGTATCAATAACATGGAAAAACTTTGGATCATTACAATCTGCCCAGGTTAATTCAAAGGGAGTTCCAAGATAATGAATATTTCCTTTATTGCTTTTCGTATGAAAGTGGCCGCTCATTACAATTTCAAATCGAGAAAAGATATCAGACTTCATAGCTCCAGAACTAGCTTGAACTCCTTTCATCATATCAAATCCTTGAAGTTCTAAATGCCCACCTAAGAATGGAGCTTTTACATTTTTAACAAAGTTAGTTACTTCATCGTAATTCTCAGAATTTATCCAAGGGATTAATGCAATATCCAAACTACCATAACTCACGACGGTTGGTTCCATGTGTAGATTTACAACATCTTTATAATGTTGAAGAATCTCTTCGCAACTTGATAATGAATTTGTATTTTTATAAAATACGTCGTGGTTTCCTGGAATAAGATCCATGGTCATTCCATGTTCTCTTAACTTATCAAGAAACATTTTCTTATTCCTACTAAGAACTTTAAAATTTACCACTCTTCGATGATCAAAATAATCACCAAGATGAAGTATCTTAGTTATACCATTTTCTAAACAATAAGGAAAGAAAACCTTATCATAAAATCTTTCAGAATAATCTAAGAAGATATCACTACCATTTTTAACACCCGCATGAGTGTCTGTTATTACAACTAACTTCATATTACTTATCGAAAAAATCAGTTAAAGGACCGTTCTTAGCTTTCTTAGCAGGACGTCTTCCTCTACGCTTTGGAGGTAACTCAACTTCTTCAGGAGTTGGGCCCTTTTCTTCTTTAAAGAATGGGTTTGTATTTCTCATCCTATTAATTACTCCTTCACCAATTTGAGCAGAGTCTCCACTAAAGTCAGCAAATACATCAACAGCAGATGTACTGATTATTTTTTGTTTGATCTCAGTTTGTTTCTTTTCTTTGGCAATCCTTCTTAGAAAAGCAAACCAACTAATTTGTGTAAAGTAACTAAACGCGTTTGGCTTTCCTGTTCGCGTAGGTTTATCAATATCATAATTATTAACATACTTAATACAATTCTCAACTGCATCCATAACCATATCCTCTCGATATGTATAGTTAATAAAATTACCACTATGAGAAAGACCTTCTGCAATATTCAAAAAACATTTACCAATATAATCAGTAATACCTCTTGGATCTATACCGTTTTCAATATCTTCTTTAACACCTTTAACATGTTCAGATACGGCTTGCCCGAATAAAGCGTTATCAATATAATGTGGGCCACGTTTCTTCGCAGTCTTCTTCTTAGCAGTTTTCTTTTTTGCCGTCTTCTTCTTAACGGCTTTCTTATTGACTACTTCATCTGATGTAGGTTTATCTTTATCCTTCATATGTATATATTATACCATAGATTTAGTCTAATGTATATAACAAAATGCTATCAATCTTTTTTTATTATTATGAATTTTATTATTTACATACTATTGATTTTATAGTATAATATTCTATAGAATAACAAAAACAATAATCAATTAAACCTATTCCTCCAATTAAATAAGGTATCATCATTAGTATCCTTATTTTTTTTATTGATTTTTTTTGGAAAGTTAGATTCAATATCCATTAAAGTATTACCTAAACAATGTTGAATGTAATTACTTAAAGTTGATTCACTATTAACTGATGTTTCAGTTTCAATAATCTTATCATATAAAGTTATTATTGATGTATTCATTATTGAATCTTGATGTATGGGAACCATCCCTTCGGGATTAGAAGGGTCCATTAAAAATACATTTTCTAATTCAACTCCAATATCCGATACATTAATAAGTTCTCCAATTAAGACTCTTCCAGAAATAGTAGTAAAGATTCTAACATCAAGTTTGTTTGATATGTCGTTATTGTATTTCATCTAAACTTAATGGTATTTCGAAGATCTTGTATTTGAATCCCTCTTTATTATATATACGGATTCTTTCCTGAGCATGTTTAAACGTATAGTTTTTCTTTTTACGCCAACTAAGGTTATCAGAAATATCAAATACAGTAGTTTTTCTTCCATCATCTGATTTTCTCAATCCACGACCAATACTTTGAAGAACTTTAATTTGAGATTTTGTTGGACTAGCGAATATAATATTATGTAAGTTCTTAATATTAATTCCTGTTGAAAACACACCAGTACTTGCCACAATAATTGCTCCGGTGGTATTTGTTACTTTATCTGGTTTCATATGAATTGTTTTCTTTTTTTAATATTAATCTTTTTCTATATTCTGAATAACTTATCTTATCTAAATCATTCATTCCTTCATTATTAAAATCTATGTCCTTCTTATTATAACCCTCCCAGGTACACCAGAACATCCAAGTCTTTTTACTTTTATATTCCCGCTTCACGCCATCGAGCCATTACCCAATTTTCTAATACATCATCATCTATTGTTATTTCACACGCTAATTTTTCAGATCCATCTGTTAATGGAACTTTTACGTTTTGCCCGACAGTGATCTTTTTTAAACCAAATTTCATTGTTGTTGTTAAGGGATTAGTATCAACAATACTTCGAATGTTTTCTCTGTCATCCGCTTTTACTTCTCCACTAACATAAAAGATATTATCTTTATCATCTGCGCTGTCTTGAATCATTTTAAACAAAGGTTTACCATGTTTCTTAACGAGATTAAAAAGAACAAGTGTATTACCATTTTGATCAAGCGCTAACTTTGATATAAATTTATTTCGGTTTGGGTGTTCAACAATGGTTGCAATTTCACTTTGATAATCCATTTTAACAACTGCTTTCTTTAGAGCATCATCATGGTTGCATACAATACATTTAATTTCAAGATCAGCGAGTGTCTTTGAATCAATTAATTTCTTAGTTGAAATTACGTTAAACGTTGGACCAAAGTTTCCAATTAAAACCAATTCATTACAAAGACTTCCATCAAGAGTTCCAGTAGTACCAATTCTATAAGGCGCATTAACTAACATCCCCATAATCTTATTAAGACTCTTGGCTTTAAAGAGGTGCGCTTCGTCTCCAATGATCATCCCATATTGTTGGAACCATTCAGGCCGAAGGTTTATAGCGCTTTGCCATGTTGAAATAATAACACGAGCATCAAAGTTTTCTTTTTCTTTACCAGAATATATTTTATGTATTTCGAGATCAGCATCAAAGGAATCATCGTGTGAACTATAATCGGCAAAGTCTTTACTCATTTGTTCAACCAATGAAGTAGTTGGAACAATGATTAAAACATTATCATCATGATTTTCTATATACCATTTGATATACATGTAAATTATTAAACTCTTACCAGAACCAGTTGGTGAAACAATTAATGATCTGCCCTCAGTAATTCCATGAATAAATGCGTCATACTGATAATCACGAAGCTCAATTTTTTTTCCTCCAGCTCTTAGCTCTTGAGAATTTGCAAATTTATCAAGGTAATCTTTATCTATAACCTCTTTGTTTTTAAGAGTAGAGCAAAGGTTAATTCCATATCCACTATCCTTTGCAAAACTAAGTGTCTTTGGTAATAAACCATATGGCAAAGTATTATTGCGCATATTCAGTAAACGAATTTTTCCATCCCACATCTTATTTCTGTAACTTGGCATAAATTTATACCCGTCAACATAAAAAGTATAATGCTCGCTAAGATCCATCATAGCACCAGAATCATCCGACTTAATATGAATTAAGGTTTCATCTACATGTGATATGTCATACGTACTACTCATTTTTAATTTCCAGATACAAACTGGCGATGCGCGATTATATTCTTAATAGTTAAATGTCTAAAACGAACATTATCAATTATATCTTTACAAGTATCGCAATAGGTTTTTAAGTATTCAACTCTCATTTCCATCTCAACTTTATTTGGGTCAGCATCATAAAATTTATTCATGTCGCCTTTAAGCGGTTTGGCCATTCCATTAAAAGGATCGTAATTCCAACTTAACGCATCCATTTCTTCTTTAGTCATTTTACCATTGTAATATAACCAAAGGTCTTTATTCAAAACGGCTAATTCTAATTCTTTTTTCTTTAGTCTTAGTTTAGCGTGAGAATGTAACTCAAGATATTTACTATGCAGCTTCGCGCTGTTAATACTTGTATCATCTAAATTAACATCGTCAATTTTAGAATCGGTTTCCCACAGTTTTAGTAGTGATTCTAGATCCATCATATAATTTATATATAATGCTTATTTCCTAAACTCAAAAGTATCATATCTAAACGATACTTGGAATACCGCATATACTGGTTCGCCTTCTGCTTGTATATTAAAATCAACACCCCCAAGCGATGTTGGAAATGCATCTTTAAAATGTAATTGCTTATTTAAATTATTATGGCTTGATTTAATATTAATTGTAATATCTTTAAAATCAATTAAACTAGAGTTTTGATCATTGGAATCTTTGTTTGGATTGTTATTATCATTCATCCAATTATAAACTTCTTCATATGCTTCCATAGTTTCATCACAAATAAATGAGATGGCCAATGGTTCTTTACTTGTTGTTTCCGAAACAGAAAATCCAGGCATATTCATATAAGGAGTCGCAATCTCGTTATTGGTAATAGCTGGTAATGAAAACGAAACAATGTTTTTATTCAGAACTGATTTACTTGCTTGCGTACCAATATGAACAGTAAAGTTATCGGTTGTCGGTAAAAAATTATTCTCAATCATATTATTATTTATAACAAAAAATGAGGGACCGCCATTTCTGACAGCCCCTCATCGGGTTTGTGTCGTCCTAAGGTAGTGGACGAAATTTAGCTTTTGCTAATTAAACAGCAGGGTTAGTACCATTGATATTGGAAACGGTAAACCTACGGAAGTAAGGGTTGTTAGCAGTACCTGCTGGCTTACTAGTTGGACCAGCAATAGGATCATGAGCCATTGGGTTAGCAGCAAGACCATAACGAGTCTTAAAGCCGATCTTAGGCTGGAAGCTGTTCTCGTCAACGGCGCGAACCATTGTAAGAGGAACGTATGGGCAGTAGTAAATACCAGCATCATACGAGTTAGCACCTTTGTAACCAACGGTAGCGTAATCATCAACTGCATATGGATCAACATATACCTTAATGCGGCCATTGATAAGACCAGCGAATGTGTTACCAGTTGTGTCAACGTTTAAGTTGGACGCGATAGCTGGAGCATAGTCGAGAACGCCTGCAGCTGCAAGAGCAGAAGCAACGTTTGAAGAGCAGATAACATAGTTACCTTTTCCACGACGAGTGCCTTTAGCAATCTCATTGGATTCAAGCTCAAGTTGGAAGAGAAGTGATTTGAACTTCTCAACAGCCCAACGGCCGTCTGCATCAACGTCAAGATCAAAGTTACCTTCATCACCTGTACCAGTAAGTTGGTTGGTGAAACCTACAACCGCTGCGGTATTAATTGAATCAATAACTTCGCGGTTGATTTCAGCAAGGATCTCAGTGCTAAGAATATTAGCAAGTTCTGCTTCAGCATCAAGACCGTGAATGGCCTTGAGGTCTTGAGCGAGTTCCATTGAGTACTCAGCTTTAAGAGCACGTGTCTTAGCTTCAACAACAACTTTCTCGATAGTGAAACCCATGTCCTTAGTAATGTTGCCTTCACCAAGTGCGGTAGAGGTAGAAGGAGCGAATTGAGTAGGAGCATTGAAAAGAGCTTCGTCATCAGTTGTTTCAACAGGAGATGCATCAACGCCATTATAACGAGACTTCATCGCGAAGATGAGACCAGTAGGACCGGACATTGGCTGAACACCACAAACATCATAAGCGATAAGGCTTGGCATTGCACGACGTACAAGGCTGATGAGTACTGGATCCCAGTTATCGGTACCAGCTGCAACATTTGAAGGAGTTTCCTCATTAAGGTATTGCGATTGGCCACGAGCTTCGGCAAGTGCCTTCTCTTGGTTTTCTAACATAACTGCAGTTACTGCTTTGCGATGGTTATCGGCGAAGGCAGGTGCATCGGCGCTCTCAAGAATGGGAGCCCACTTTTTTTCTAGTTCTTCTGAATTAAACATAGTTTTAATTTATAGTTTTGTGTTTTGTTTTTTGTATAGGAAATGCTTTACTCGGAGAATTTCTTCCCTTTGCTAATAGCACTTAAATAATTTTGCATTGCTTTGGAAACCTTTGGCTTATCAGAGCTGGCAGATTCTTCAACAATAGTTTCTGTGGTTGAATAAGAATCTTCATCAGACTCTTGTTCTTCCGTTTCTTCATTAATTGACTCAGCGCCTTCAAAGTAGAAGCCCTTAAGAGTATTAATACTCTCACGGAATTTATCTTCACCTTCAAAATCAACGCCCTCAGCCAATGATTTTAGTTTTTCTACTTGAGTTTGAACAAGACCTTCGCATGACTCAACAATAACCTTTTCACGAGTTAATGCATCAACCTTATCGGCCAATTCGTCAGCAATTGCGCGTGTCTTATCAAAGTCCTCTTTAACTTGGGCAACTTCACTTTCCAATTGCTCGAAAAGATCAACCTTAGTTTCAGGAACTTCAATATAGTTCTCAACAAAGAGAGTCTTAAGTGAAGACATGAAGTCTTCAGCAATAGAAGTACGTAGAGAAGTTTCAATAGCAACTGAATTTTCCTTAGCCCACTCAGATACTGCGTAGGTTAAATACTCATCAACTTGCTCTGATAAAGCTGAGCTCATTGTCTCAACTTCTTCAGTTAGTTTCTCATCATATTCAGCTTGGATCTTCTCCTTAGCTTCAGCGATTTGTGAACGAACTTCAGTTTCAAAAATAAGAGCAGCCTTGGCTTTAAAGCCTTCGGTAAGGTTTTCTTCTGACTCAATTAAACGTTTAATATCGTCGGTTTCAACCGCAATAGCATCTTCCTTTTTAACTTTCTTTTCGGACTTTACGTCTTCTTCTTCTTCTTCTTCGTCTTCTTCGTCTTCTTCGTCGGAATCCATTTCTTCTTCGTCGTCGGAATCTTCATCAGATTCTTCTTCCTCTTCGTCATCGGATTCTTTCTTAGTAGCTTTCTTAGCTTCTTCAATCTCTTCTACTTCTTCAGTAGCTTCAACCTCAGCGCCTTCTTCGATCTCTTCCACTACTTCAGCAGCTTCTTCGATCTCTTCTACTTCTTCAGTAGTTTCAACTTCTTCAGTTTGTTCAGCAACTACTTCTTCAGCTTGCTCAACAGAACCTTCAACGATTTCTTCGGTTTCCTCAACGGCTACCGCTTCTTCGCTAATTTCTTGTTCTTCCATTGTTTCTTGTTTGTTAGGATGTTGTTCACTTATTTCCATTTCGGATTTAGTTCGTGCATTTCTGCGTTGTACTAAATAATCTTCAATCTCATTGACATCCTCACTAATTTCATTGCTTTCATTATAGATTGCAATATCTTCAGCGTTTTCTTCGGTTTCTTCGACAGATTCTTCAATAGAATCATCGAGTGTTTCCTCAGAGTCAGAGGCTTCTTCACTTATTTCCAAATTAGGAACTTCCTCTAACGTGTCAAGAGAATCTAAGTCAGCTTCGACAATGTCGAAAACATCATATTCTTCGTTTAATATATTATTAGACATATTTAGTTTTTCTTAGTTTCTTTTAAGTTGGAGAGGAAATCATAAGCGATCTCAGTCTCATTAATATTCATTATTTCCCATACTATAAATTCTCACATTAACCATAATAAAAAATTTGTTTATAAATCAATTGAAATATCCTTAAGAAAGGATGAGAACAGCTGCTGCTGTTGCTCTTCTAATTGATTTAAAGAAAGTTTGTCAGCCTCAGCTTTAATATGCTCTGCTGCTTTTGTAACGATTTGGTTTCCTTCAAAGAAGTACTCAACGCCTTCCATAATACCATTTACAAATGCGCTCGGAGCTGAAGGATCTTGTACAATATCAACTGTTGCTAAAATAAAGTCTTCGTTAACAACATCAACGCCTTGGCGATTTTTTGATACACTGCCCATTCCTCGTGAACTAACACCAAGTTGGCAACCGCCTTCAAGTAATCCCTTAACGATTGTTCCCATTGGAGTATCAAGAATCTTTGCTTTACCAATAACATTGTTACCATTCCAGCTAAGCTCTGTAATACGATGAGATACTTTATCCAAATTAATTGAAGGGCCTTCAGGATGGTTTAATTCACCAACTGCGCGACCTTTTGCAACGTAATTCTCAACGTATTTTTTAACCGAACCTTCTAGAATTGCCTTTGGGTAAATCCTTTTATTATGATTAAGCTGATCGGCTTGCATAAAGATACCTTCGATGATATGACTCTTTTTGCCATCCTTTGTTTCGGTGAGGTAATTTAGCTCCTCGTTGTGTTCTGTTATTAGTTTCATATTATGCAAATCTTGTTGCTTCATTTATCGAACTTGAATTATGTTGTACAGAATCTAAAAGTTTTATAATATCATCGTAAACATTTTTAAAAGTAATGCCGCTTCTCTTAGAAAAGGCTGGCATTGTATGTGGTTTTCCACGATGCATAATAACAATATCTTCTCCATCTATAAAGACCTCTTTCTTATTTGAATTAGTAAGTTTATGGAAAAAGGCTAAAACTTCATCACGTTTTTTATTGTAATCACTTAATTTAAAATTATGCCAAACCGAATAAGGCTTACCATGTAGAGATTTGAGATTTACCGTCGATTCTTCTAAATTATCTTCTTTAATACCAAGGATTTTTTTAGCAGCTTCTTTATCAATAGTTGCTTTGTAAGTCTTACCGTTGAATTCGAATTCCTCTTCGCCATCAATAACTGCTTTAGCAGCAGCTTTAGTAAATTCATTACCTTCTTCTACTTCTTCTTTACTCTTCTTCTTTTTCTCTTTGCCACAAGCTTCAACAACATCTTCAGCATCAGTAAAAATGTTATTTGCTGCAGTTACTCTTTGTAAATCGATTTCAGTTTTAACTTTATCTTTTAAAAGAGTATTTAAAATCGAAGAAGATTGCTTAGTATCGCCTGAAACTATGCTTTTTATTAATTCGTTTGTATTCATTTTAATATTATTTATTTATATAATTTTTTGTTTTAAGCATCTATTTTAAAACTCATCATCATCAACAGGATCTTCTTCAATTTCAGCGTCGATTCTTTCAACATCCTCGTCAGTGAAGTTAAGAACATTAGATCTTACCCACTTCTTAGAATAATACTTACCAATAAATGGCTGTATTTGTTCTAACATTGTAATGCGTTCTCTTAGGATTTCAAAGTCCTTTAACTCTGAAAAATAGTTATCTTCAATAAAGTCAATTGCTATTTTCTGTTCAATATCATCCCATTCTTCTTCAGTACAAATGCGTTTTAGCAAGCACTGTACTCTAAGCATATTAATAAACAATACCGAAAACTTACGGCGAAGTCTATTAATAAACTTTTGGAATTTTACTTCTTCTCTTGAAATCTCACTAACTCGTCCAGCGTTATAAGTGCTTTCAGAATCAATCCTACTTAACGGAACATTTAATGAACGATATAGTTTCTTTTGGAAAAAGATAACATCATCAATTTGAGAAAGATTCTCACCGCCTGGGAGCGTAGTAATCTCTGTTCCTCGACCACCTTCACGGCGTGGTAACCAAAAATCTTCGAGCATACTCATGCTCTTACTTTCATCCTGAACTTCTCCAGTTCGCGCATCGTAAATTAACTTATTACGATACTTAGACATAATTCCTTGAACATATTCTTCGGCTTTACCTTTAGGAAGGTTACCAATATCAATATAAAATATGCGGCGTTCAGGAGCTCGTGATATTCTGTAAATAACAAGAGCGTCTTCCATTACACGCAATTGGTTTACTAGTTTTACACTTTTATGAAGATATGACGTTGAAATTTTTTGTGTTTCGTCTGTTGTTCCCGATGGAACATATACAATAACATTTGGGTCGATTTTTAAAGCCTGGTTTCCTGCAGACATATCTTGCCCATAAAGGTAATACTCTTTAGTAACACCAGTGGTTTCTTCACCGGTTCTTTTACTAACTTTCTTAGTAACTTCTTTTACTTTACGAATATGTAAAGGATCAATTAATCGAACATCTTTAATACCTTGTTTAATATTTTCAGAATCAATCATTAAATGGTAATATAGTTTACCATCAATATACCACCGCCTAAAGACGTCATGTGAATTAAAATTAAATTTTAATAGTTTAATAATTGTATCAAACTCATCTCTAAATTTCTTTTTAATACCATCCGTTAAATCTACATCGTCAAGAACTAAATTTACAGGAGCAGTATTAGAATCTCCAACAATAGCAGCATTAACAATATCATTAATTGCGAGATCGCACTCAGGTTGAGCTGCCGCCGTTCTATAACTTTTAATTAGATCTTTTTCGTTTTGAATATTTAAATTATCCAAATCGAGAACTTGCCCATAATAACCAGACGCCGCCCCTGATGAAAAAACAGCAGAGCCGTCATCATTTAAAGGCGGAGCAAAACTTTCAATAGAATCCTTTGCGTCACTTTCATCGTCTAGTATATTTGCTTTCTTTAGCTTTTTACTTATGTCAAATCCGAATACATTCATATATTATATATAATGCTTAGAATTACCCCAAGATCAACTCAGGGTAATTCTAAGACTTAATTTGTTTTAACTAATTATAACGATTAGTTTGAATCTGATGTTGCAGCAGTGGTATTACTTACCCAATATTGGTAATTAAATTCTACTGTAAACTCTTCAATCGTATCGTTGGTTTCATAATTAAGATCAATTGCACTGATGTTTGTTGGGAATGCATCGATTAATTTATAACCCTTAATCGCAGCACCAAGTCCGGATGAGAGTCCATGACCTGCGCCATCACGACCAAGTTGCTCAACTTCTACAGGGCGCATATAGTTTAGCGCTTCGCCTGATTGGCTGTACTGAGACGTGTTTGCTTTATTATCGTTAATAAGATCCATCCATGTTTCAAAGGCATCCCTTATAAGCATGTTTTCGTCGTTAATAACTGTAATCGTCCATGGTTCAAATGTACGGTCTCCTGCAACCTTTAACTTACGACCTAGGTAAGGAACTTCGACGGGTGCTATAACACTCGATGGAAGTTGCGCTCCTTTGATCATAAAGCTACCAAGCTTAGTCAACGTATCTGTTGAAAGCTCAGGCGGAAAAAACACTTTACATTTGAATAGGTTTGGCCTTGCGCCTCCCCCTGTTAATTGTGATTTAAAATCTGATATATTACTCATTTTTTTTATTTTCTACTGTTTATATTAATATTTATCAATCCTTTATTAAACCAGCTCTTCAAAAATAGCACCTGTTCTGGTAGCTATAAAGTTAAGCGTGATAAAGTTAATTGAACGTAACGGCTTGATGTAAATATCAGCAACGAATCGGTTTCCATCAACAACTTGTGATGTATTATTCGATGAGTCACACACTATCTTAAAGTCTTCGATTCCTCGACGACCTTGAACATCTCGTAAGAATGGCGCGATTGCATTAACAAAAGCTGATCTTGTAAACTCGTCGTTAATTTCAAATAACTGGAATTTAGCAGATGTAGCAATTGCCTTCTCAACGGTCATAAACAACCTACGAACATTAATGCGATCAAACGCAGAAGGACGTGCTAGGGCTGTCTTATCACCATATAGAACGATACCTTGGCCAGGGAAAGAAACCACTGGGTTAACTCTTTTCTTGTATAATTCATCACGATCGGCCTGCTTAGGATTGTAAGCAAGTTTAATAACACTTTGAATATTACCTCGGTTTAATCCAGCTGGAGAGAACCATGGCTCTGAAACATTATCTGTATTTGCGCAAAGACCTGCAATATGACCGCATAAAGGAATCCAAACATATTGGTCTTTATAACGATTATAAACATAAGCAGGAGTACTATCAAATACTGCATAACTTGTAGAAGTAACACCTCCGGAGCCAGATTTACCTTCAAATTTCCATAATACCTCATTCAATCGGTCGACATCATTTGTGTATTCTTTAACCTTTAAAGGAGCAGAAAGGAATGCCATACAGTCTTTACGTGTATTAGCAATTTCTAAAAGTTTATCATCAACGGTTTTGGTTTTTGACGTTACATAATCGTAATCAAGAGCAAGCTCTGTAAAGTTCTGTGCAAAAATCAAGTTAACATCAACGGTTTCATAATCGCCAAATAATTCGATTGCCTCCACTACAGGATCTGCAGTATAATCGGCGTCGTCCATTCCATCTGCGAGATCAACATAATATTCTTCAAAACCTTCCACTGGAACTGTCACTGTGCCGGTGGTCTCTGTAACCTCTTGTAAAATACTATTAATTCCAGCATAAAAATCTATAAGCGCTCCTTGAACAAGAATAGGCTCTTCAGTAGGACGAACGGCCCAAACATATGAACTTCCTCCATTTAATTTAGAAACCCAATAGTTAGACTCACCAAACTCATCTTTTGCATTTGCTGCCATTGATAAACCTTGGTAAATTTCAAGAATGCTACCTTGATCTCCAGAAAATGCACCACCTTGGTCTACAACCAATACGTGAATTTCATCTTTTGCAGTTGTATCGCCTAAAAGATTTTCCGCCCAAACAGTGTTGGTTGGTTTATATCCTAATTGAGCTTTAATGGTACTATCTACTGTGTCCCAATTGTCTTCTGTTATAAAATAAACACGCAGTGAGTTACCTAAAGAACCCGCATATCGTGCAACGATATTCGAATCAATCCCAAGTAATTCAGATGATAATCTATCTAAGTCGTCTTGTCCATTAATTACGCCTGGGTCATAATCGCCAGTGAAGCCGGCTGGTGCTGGAATAGTATCCATACCTGCGCCTCCTGATGTCGCGTTATAAGAGCCATTAACGGCCCGCGCTACTTTTAATGAATTGCCATATTTTAAAAAGCTAGCAGCAGTTAAGAAGCTAACTTCGATTTCTCCCTTGATTTCTGGTGTTCCAAAAACCTTAGCGAGGTCTGTTTCTGAGCCTACCGTGACTAAACGTCCCGACGGTCCCCAACGAAAGTACCCTGCATATCCACCAATAGAGGTGGATTGTGCTGGCACTATATCTGTGAGATCAGTTTCTTTGATCTCAACTCCAGGTGATACTAAAAATCCCATAAGTTTTTCCTTTCAGTGTATTTTGTTTTACAATTTATAATTAGCATAATAAGAATATTCTCAATAACAATATTTATTTTATAACGGCCCTTAAAAGGCCGATTTCCAATCTTTAATATTATCTACTAAGTTACTATGCTCATCGTTTCTATTATCTTTAGATCCATGCATATAACCAAATGGAGGTAGATCCTCTTCCATTTCCAGAATCCTTTCTTTATATAGAAGATCTTTAATTTCTATATCAGTTAATGATCTGAAAAAGTCAGTACTAACAAACCATGCAAATAAAACAAAGTTCATTACAGAATCATCGTGTGTTCCACTTGCACCCGAATATGAGTTACCCTTTGGCTCAAACGAACTAAATTCTGCTATTGTATTGGGATCAACCAATAATAATTTACCGCCTTCTAACAAATCTTTTAAGTTAGAACAGCCCATTCGTTTAACTTTTGCAGACATTGTTACGCCAATACCATTTGATTTTACTGTGCTTGTTGTAAAAGTATTTTCATACTCATGTTCATAATAAACAGCATTACATACTACTTGTCCTGCATCATTATTCTCTATAATTACAAGCGCATCGTTATATGTTTTTGCTGCTCTAATAATAACATCTGGGAATAATAGCGGGGAAATTGTATTATTTCTATATGTACAAACTTGTTTAAATGGTTGGTTTGTTATATCAATGACAGAAAAAGTACTATAGTCTTGTCCTCTTCCCTTTGAAACATCTGCAGTTAAAACATAAGTATGACTAAGATTTGGCTCTTCATAATAATTAATATCATGTTGAATTTTTTCAGGATTTCGTGAATTCATTCCTAAAAGAATATTTGTATCAATTAAAGTATGAGAGCTACCAATAAACTCAATTTCAAATTCTTGTTTAAATTGAACGGCAGATGTATTAGCAATAGTTTCTTTTTTCCAAGCTTCATCTCTGCCTGGAACATCCCACCAACTAACTGTGTATGGCGCAAAGTTATTAGCTTTTTGGACAGCGCCTTCCCATAGTTTATAAAACATATTACCAAGTCCATTTGGAGTGCTTGTAATAATTACCTTAGTGTCTTCACCAGAAGTAATAACTGGATATGTACTAGTGTAAAACTCTTCCGACCTTTGAACGAAAGCAAACTCATCAAGGAATACAACATTCAAACTCAAACCACGAATACTACTAGAACTAGTAGCTCCGGCAATAATCTCAGAGTTATGACTGAAAATAATATTACCTTTATTTAAAACTTTACAGCCAGGCTGTAAAAAGAATGGTAAATTCTCTAACATTAGAGTTAGCCTCGCAAGCATTTCTCTTGCAGTTGCTCCTTTATTGGCAAGAATACCGATCTTCTTATTTGAATTAAATACTAAGTAATGAAGTAGCCATGCTATTGACGTGATACTTTTACCACTTTGACGGCAAGCTAAAACAATACTAAAACGATTATCTTTATAATGGTTTACAAGATCTTCTTGGTACCCTCTTAATTTAAATGGAACTAATCCTTTATCTAAACTAATTACCTTAACATATTTTTCGCAGAAGTATGAAATATTATTCATACATTTCTTATATTCAATTACTTCTTCTTTAGTAAAGCTTTGTTGTACTCCATCCGCTTTAATAAAGGTATTACCATTATAAGAATTATTTTTCATCTTTAATCAACTTCGATTATATTGTCAGCGTTATCATCACCTTTTAATAAATTTTGTAACTCTGTTGTAGTGCCAACAAAAATACTGTTATTTGTAGTGGTGGACGCTGCTTTATTTTCGTCTTTAATTAAAGCCTTTCGTTGTTTTTGTAAATCTAAAAGCTGCCCATTCATTTCTGCGGTTTGCTTTATTAAAGCACCAAGAACTTCAAAAGCACGAGGATGTTCTGCGTCAGCTGCTAAGTTATGCATCTGCTCAATAGCTTCTCCACTAGTATCAATTAAACTTTTAATTTGTTTACGAGCTATTTCAAAATCCTCTTCAGCATCTGATATAAGGCGGTCTTGAGTTGGCTCCTTTTTTAAAGGGCGGAGTTCCATATTATTTTTCATTTCACTTGGAATATTATTCTCAAGTGATTTTAAAATTTCGTTTTTATCTTTACTCATAATATAATTTATTTAAAAATTGCCTTAATCATCTGGCCAAATATCTCTATCAGGATCAATGATTCCTAAGTTAACAACACAATCAAAATCATCTTCGGTTTGCGCTCTCAGTGCCGTTTTAACTTCAACGCCGCCAAAGGCATCTTTGCCTTCTTCTTCCATAATACTTACATCAATAGCTTTAATTAAACCGCCGTTATTACATGGTATTAAAGGCCCTGCAAACTTAACCTTAACGCCAAAGCTCAATGTATATATAATAGTTCTTCGTGAATCTTTAATACCACCTTGATACGAATCTTCATGATCAAGGGAGTTTAGGCTTATTGGAATATCTGTTATACTCTCAGGACCTTCTAAACCTTTTACTGAAAGCGTATATGAAGGGCTAAAGAATGGTAAAATTTGTTCAACGATTTGAAGAGCTTCGTCTTGAGATCTAGATAAAACATTTAAATCAATTGTCATGTTATAAGGTACTGCTTGAAATACATTAAAGCAATTTCCATCAGCGTCCTTTTGTATTGTTTGATTAAATTTTGTTAACTTAGTAGCAGCGTCATATGTAATATCAGCAATCTCAAATGACATTCTTGGTAATTTAATAGCAATAGATTCATCAAGGGTAGATTCATTTATTCTTGCCAAATATCTTTCTCTTGGCGCATAGGCTAAAGGAACTCGCTGAACGCTTGTTAACGCGCCATCAACTCGCTTACCAATATAGATATCATTAAATAATGAGCCAAACACACTAATGATCTTTCGAACATTGGCATGGTAAAAATAATCGTGTCCTAGCATAGTTTTTTATTTATTGGAAATTAAATGGTTCACCGAATGGATTGCTCTCTGAAAAGTCAATAAATTCTAAACCGTTAGCCGCATCAGCAAACGTTGCATTACCCGCCCAATGATCTGAATTAAATATATCAGAGTCGGAATCGTCAAGGCTTCTTAGTTCACTTATAATTAAAGAGCCCCCGCTTTCAGTACCTAAGAATGATGTGTTAGCCTCAATATTATGGAAATATCCGTCATCAAACGTTAAAGTGCCAACTCTCATTTCTTCAACAATTGGGTCACTATCTGGAACTATATTATATTCAAAGAACTCTGTATTACCAGTTATACCGCCGGGTGTAGTAAATGTTAATGTTTCTCCATCAATAAAATTTGGTTCTGTTTTGGAATCAATAACAAAAGTAAATCCTTGAGAAAGTTTTTCTTGTATGTCATCAATATCGTCAATGCCTGTATCAATTTCTTGTCCTTCATATTCAAACTTCTCGCATGTAAGAGTAAATAATGGTAAGTCTTGTAATTGATAAAATGGTTTTTTAGAATCAGAATAACGAATTTCAAAAATAGATTTATAAAGAGGCACATAAATTAAATCGCCCTCTCTTGGACGCACTGCATCATCAGCATAACCGTGACGCTGAATAAGTTGGTTCCATCGATACTTAGCGACGCGTAACGTCATTTCATCTCTAACTTCTAAACCAAACTTTTCATAAATTTTAGAATCTCCTTCAAAGCCCTCCATTTCCTCAACATACATTTCAACTTTGAATGCTTTATCAAAGGTTGAAACCACGTCTTCATTTAAAACAAAGTCCCTCTTAATAATCTTACGAGGAATATAATAAACGTCAATGCCATGAATCTGTATGGACTCTATAACAAGAGACTCATATAAGTTTTGTTCAGACTTAGCGCCGTTTTGAAAATATTTATTTAAAGCCATTGGTATTATATTTTAACCACAATAAAAATCAACGGGTGCTTCATATTGTAATTGCCATCTTTCTTTAAGTTCTTTTAAATCTGTTACAGCGTCATCATAAATTGGCCTCCCGTTTATTGTTACGCCGCCCGGTAGTTGCATTCCTTCAAATTTAATTAGATTTGCACCCCATTGTTTTTTAAGAAGTAGTGTTAATAATTCTTTTAAAGCCATATCATTATATACTTCAGGATATGAATTTGGATCTATTGTTTGGTAACATTCAACAAGAATAAAATTTCCAACGCCGGCATAACCTGTAATATCGCTATGTATTTTAATTGTATTTTTGTGGCGACTATATGAAACCTGTTGAGAATGACCATTTATAATATCATCAATTAATGAAAGGTTTTGTTTAGTCATTTCATAGTTTACTAATCCTCCGCCGTTTGATCCATTCAATCCAGCAACATCATTAAGGTGCATTTGATATTTAACACTAAACATTCCACCAAGACTTGATGAATTTAAACCTCTGATTCGAGTTACGCTTAATATTGAATCTGGTAATTGAATTTCCCTATTATCAATAGTATCTTGCGTTATCTCATGTTTAACAAAGGTTCTTACTACTGCATCTGAATGGTACTCCTGATAAAATTGAATAGCTTCATCAATGCGATCATCGATTTGATCTTCATCAAGGTTAATTTCAATGACAGGAGCGCCTAAAGCTCTTAAACAATATTCTGCTAATTGGTCTCTTGTTTCTGGTCTAGCCATACTATTATTTATATAAACTTATTATATATAAATTGTATGAATAATGAAATAGTATACATTAACAAAGGCGCTCGGGAATTATTTAAAAAACTCGGATGTGGAGACATAGATTATATCATGATCTATAAAAAAGAAGGCAATGATATTTACTTTTCTGCCGGAGATAAAGGAAAGTTTAAATCCGATCAAGAAGAAATAAACTTATTTGGCGTTTAAGAACGAACCGTATTTTAAAGCGATCAGTAATAGAATATACCCTTGCCCCAAAATAATAGTAGCAATAAATATCTTATGAACCTTCTTAGCTAATAATTTATTTTCTGCAGGTATAAAAGCTTTTATATGGCAATACGCAGCTAACAATGTCATCCCTTGTCTAAAAACAAGGTTAGGAAAAACACCAAAACTAATTAATGCATCAACAGGTTCTTGCATTTGTAAATAACCAGCTCCCCAATAAAAAGCCCAGTATGTATTATCAAGAATATTTCCAAGGAACCCAATAAAAATTCCGGTAAGAAACCATCTCATTTTTTCTGAAGAATTGCTGGCACCCTTCTTATTAGCATTCTTTGCAGGCTTAAAAGCTTTAAAGACAACAATGATACATAGGGCCAGCATCGGCAAAGTCCAAGCTATAGACTGTAATTGAGCAAAAGCTTTAAAGGTTTCGTAAGGCGTCATATATTTTATGCGTGTGGTGTTTAAAGCAGAAATAAATCCTAAATCTTTACTTTATATAATATATTTATAAAAATATATCTTTAAATAATAACGCTAATTAGCATTTCTCTTAAACTCACGATCGAGTAAAATATCAACCTTTGTTTCAATAGCCTTTACGTCTTCTTTAATTACGCTTACCTTTTCATGAATTGGAGCGGTTTCTGCTAATATTTGAAGTTGTAATCGTTCTTCTTTGATATGAAATACCTGATCTCTAGAATGTAGTTCATGAATCTCTCCCACTTCTTCTAATAATTTTTTAGTCCCAGAATGTGCTGGTAATTGATGGTGAGTACTTACATTATTTAAAAATATAATACTTGACCCAACAAAACCAGATAAAGCAATACATGCTAAAGTAACTGCCAACCACCCTTGAATCGTATTTGGTTTTTTAAATCGTATACCAGTGTCAGTCGCATGTAACTCTTTGATAGTTTCAGCAACGACAAGTTTCATTTCGCGCGTAAAGGCATCTTCGTCAACTTCTGTGTGTTTCATAACAAATGGGTATAATATAAAGGTTTGGTTTACTTATTATAAACTTATTTATAAAATAGTATTTTTAATTACCGATTGCTTGCCAACAGAATCCAACGCCGTTACTACCAGCGCCCTGAGAATTATCAATGCCGTCTGGCCGATCTATAGTAAAACCTTGACGGTTATATGAATCATATGACATAGTCGTACCACCGCCCCCTTGTTTTGTAATATGTATAGTAAACATATTATTTGGAAACTCTTCTTCAAAGATAAACGTTTGGGCGCCATCTATGTTACTCATAGCAGTTCCAAACTTCATAATTAAACCACCAGGTAGTTGTACATGGCCACTGCTGCCGATTAAGCTTGTGCTATAAGGAGCTCCAGGAGTTGGAATTCCGCTTAAAGTATTTGGAAATATGTCATCAGTTCCAATTGTTAATTTCTGGCCTTGCTTAATAACAGTATCTCCGGCTTGAGTTACTGTTAAATCAAGGTCTGATGAAGTAAGCGACCCTTGGCCTCTAAATCCAATTCCAGAATTATCAGGTCCTTGATCAATAAATCCCCAATCGGCAT